ACGTCTACTGGTTCTGTATCCACAGGTTCTGTTTCAACAGGCTCTGTGTCTATAGGCTCTGTCTCTACAGGAGTAGTGTCTATAGGCTCTGTCTCTACAGGAGTAGTGTCTATAGGCTCTGTCTCTACAGGAGTAGTGTCTATAGGCTCTGTTTCCACTGGTGTGGTATCCACGGGTTCTGTATCTACTGGCTCTGTATCTATAGGTTCTGTTTCAACAGGTGTTGTATCTACAGGAGTAGTAGTTACTGGTGTGGTGTCTACTGGTGGAACAACTATTGGTGGATCTATAACTGGAGGTTGAGTAACTGGAGGTTCTATAACTGGTGGTTGAGTAACTAAAGAAGGTGGAGTAGGTGTTACAACGGGTTCTGGGGCTGGTGCAGGAACTGCATCAATTACTGTTTGCGCTGCAGCAACTATTGTAGGTGCAGTAGTTACTTTTTCTACTGCTACGGAAACTGTTGCAATTGCTGTTACCTTGTTTGTTAAGTCTGTGCTTGCATTATTTAATGATGTAATTGTATTTTGAGAAACAGTTGCAATAGGTGCAATAACTGTATTTGTGTTTGCTGTATTAGTTGCAACAACCGTTGTAATTGCTGAGTTTAATGTAGCAATTTGTGCGTTTGCTGTATCAATTGCTGCTAGTACTGTTGCATTGTCTGGATCAGGAGTGGGAGTAAATTCAGATCCTTGACTAATTGTTCCAGTAAACCCTGTTGTAGTGCTTGTATTAACAATAGGAGTTAATGTACCTCCAGTAGATTCTCTTACATTAAACCTAGCCCCATTTGGAATAGGACCAGTTACGCTAACGTCTGCTTGCCATGCACCATCTGAAGGATTAACATCCGCATTAAATCTAACTTGAGTCATTTGTGTCTCGGCGGTAGTTAAAGGATAAACTCTAAGATCCCAGGCAACGCTCAGTGTATTAGTAGTTGTTGAGTATGTAATTCCAGATCCATTACTCCATGTAGTCCAGTCGTATCCTGCTATAGATATAGAAGGTGCATTAGGAGTAGTATGATAAGTTGCACCTTCATTTACTCCAAAGGTAATAGTTGCATTGGATCCAACGTAAACATTATTGTACGTTACTCCGCCCATTTGTAAATTAAATGGAAGATTCATTCTAACACCAGCATCATCTACATTAGATAAAACATTTGTGGTTGTACCAATAGTTGCTGCAAGGGCGTTTACTGCGTCTTGAGCGTTATTAATTGCTACGTTTGCTTGAGTTAATTGCGTTTGAGCCTCTGTACGTGCAGTAGTTACTGCTGCTACCGCTGTGTTTGCAGTGGCTACGGTAGCCGTGGCACTATCTATTGCTGTTTGTGCTACTTGAATTAATGTAGAGGCTGTCTCTGATTGAGCAACTTCTGTTGCAATTGCAGTTGATACCTGAGTAACTGTTGTTGGCGCTTCTGTCATTAGAGGAGTTGCTGTGGCTAGAACTGTTGACGTTGCTGATTCAATTACAGGGACTGCTGCAGTAATAACTGCTTGTGCTGTAACTACTTCTGGTGTTTGAGTTGTGGCTGTTACTGGAATTGCAGCCACCGCCTGTGTGACAGTTGCTATTGTTGATGTAACTGTTTGAACAACTGCTGTTGCTGTTTCTACGGCTGAAGATACATTTGATACTTCTGCTACGGCTGCAACTGCCTCTGTAACTGCTGTATTGGCTACTGTGACTGCTGAATTAGATGTTGCTACTGCCTCAACTGCCGTTGCTACTGTGGCTGTTGCTGTATCTGAGGCTGAGATTGCTTGGGCTACCTCTGTGGTGGCTGTTGCTAAGGCTGTATTTACTGACTGCTGGGCTGGACTTACGACTACTTGCTCTGATGGGGCTGGTGCGTCCTCAGCATGTGCTTGATCAACTGGAGATATCAACATCCATAAAGTCAAGAGCAAACCTACTAATCCAGATTTGATGAGAAGTGATTTTATTTACCTTTCCCCCTTATGCAAACAATGTCTGCTAGGATGATTATACCATTTTATTAAACAAAAAAGAGGGCTAGCACTTGGCTAACCCCCTTAGTTGTTGGTTTAAATTACTTCTTTAGTGCAACCTTAGCCTTTGGGAACTTAGCGTTCCACTTCTTTGCCAATGCGTTGTACTGTGCAACATATGTAGCCTTAGCAAGATCTGATGCTGCCTTTGCAGTTACTGTTGCTGAATCAGATGCTGCCTTTGCGTCTGCAAGTGCCTTATCTGCTGCAACCTTATCTGCTGCACGTCCTGCCTTCTCTGCTGCAAGTGCTGCATTAGCAACTGCTAGTGCTGAGTTAGCAACTGCAAGTTCTGCGTTCTTTGCTGCAAGTTCCCCTGCAAGATCACGAACTGCTATTGTTGCAACTACAGAACCTACTGGCGCTGAAAGGCCTGTAACGGCTGCTGCTACTGTTGCGTATGCTGTAACAGTAACTGAACCTGAAGCAGGAAGTGTAACTGTCTGCTCCTTAGTTCCAATAGTTGCTGTTGCTGTATCTGTTACAAGGGCTGTTGCTGTTGCAATACCGTTTGCAGATACTAGCGTATTAACAGTTACACCACTCTTAGGATTACCAAATACGTCAAAAGCAGATACCTTAAGTACCTGTGATGTACCTGCTGCTCCTGATGTTGGTGCAGAAAGTGTAATAGAGTTTGCTGTTGCTGCAGAGTTTGAGCCCTGCACATAATAAATTGTTGTAGTTCCAGCACGTGTAACCGATACTGTTCCTACTGCTGTACTTTTAGTATATACATAAAAGTCTGCTGAATTTCCAGTTCCTGTTGCAACTGAAAGTGTTGATGTTCCAGATGATGCTGTTACTACTGTAGTTCCAGTTAGAGCAGGAACAATTGTTGCATTTGTTGCAACTGCTGTTACTACTGTTCCAGTGTCTACTGCTGTTACAGCAATCTTCAATGCATCTGCTGCATCGATACTGTTGTCTGCTGGCACTGGTAGTGATACAGGAGTTGTTACTACTGTTCCACCTGTTGCTGCAGATCCCGCTACCGTTAGGGTAACAGTTCCAGCGTTTGCTTGCGCTGCTGGCGATACGAGCATTGTGCTAGTCAGGGCTGCAGCGATGATTAGCGATACTTTCTTGAATGAATTCATTTTATCTCTTTTCTTGTTATAGTGTTTTTAGTCCAGCCAAATAATCTTCAATGTCTTTTAATTGGCTAGGTTTATATTGTATCACATTGCGAGAATCCATGTCAAATTGCTCCTCTGGAGTCTTTGGCCTATCCTTATAGGTATGGACTTCTATCTCAGTATTTATATCTTTTGGGGTATGTGATATTGCCCCAAATATTGCTCCACACACAGCATCAGCCAAGTCCTTTGACTTCTTGCGTGGGTGATCAACTCTGTCATTTTTCATAATCTTTAACTGGGTTAGTTCTTCAAACAAAAGTTCGATTGCTGGCATTACTAGCCTCTCTTCATAAACAAGCATTGCCATATCTTCATAATGTTTTTTAGCAACAGAAACAGTATCAGTTCTCATTCCAACCTGATTCAATTCATTCTGAATATCAAATGACTGCCAACGGTCAAAAGAAACTAGGCCAACATCAAACCCAAGTCTTCTAAGGTTTTGAATCCACTGCTTCACCTCTGAAAGATTAACGGGGCCTTCAATCTTTGGCTCCCACCATGCTACTGCATCTACTACTACAATTGGTGCTACCTGTTCGTAGTTATTAATTACTTGGATATTTACCCATTTTTCTACATGGGCGATTGCTACCGCACACTTGTCATGCTTTTGTGCAAGGTCAGCGTGTACATAATATTTTTTAGTTGGATCTGGTTTAAATGACTCATCAAATCTTTTAAAAGCGTCTATTGGATTTCTTGTTGTCATACAAGATCTTACCTTATCGTGCTGCTTAAAGAATGCATCTGATGCAAATGTTGGTACACAAGCAAAGCGCATCATTGCATCTCCAAGGTCTGTCATGAATGCAATCTTAAAATCATCAATCTTTCTTGTTGGGTTTACTTCCCATGTTGGTCTCTTGAGTGCAAAGACCCCAGGATATTTATATGAAACTATATGATCTTCATCCCAAGCGATATCAAATGTATTGTCTGCACTATCTTCTGGAAGCAATGGATTAATTACAAACTTATGTGTACGATCTATAACTTCTTTTTCAGAGATTACTGCATCATACTTTTCTGAAATAAAGTCTCCTGGATAACGTGGGAATGAAAGCAAAACGACTTTGCCAAGGTCAGGGAAACGGGAGTCAACAGATCCACGGAAAGCCTTATATATATTATCTGCGGTCTTTCCTTGATCATTTCCTGTACCAACCTCGGATGCAAAACCTGAAATCTCATCAAGAACTGCAAGCAAAAGATTTAAACCCTCGTGTGACTCACGTTCTGAGTGTCCAGAGTAGACAGTAATAGATTTATTAAACTCAATTGAATCTGCTTTAGCATAGTATTTTCCAGCAAACCATGGTGACTTTTCAATTTTTGTTTTAAAACCTTTAAAGAAAACGTTCTTTGCCTGTTGTGCGTTAATAG